AGGATTAATTTGATTAGCAAGCTTATTCTGCTTTGCTCCTGCAAATATTTTACCTAAAGAACCGAGTGCACTTATTCCAGCTCCAACGGCCATGAATGGGAAAGGCATATATTTCTAATTTAGATGTTTAAAATTACTATTTATTTTTCAAATTTAACTATTCAGCCAAAATAAAATTTTGACCTCTTGATAAGTTAAATCCTACGTCTACAAAATTAATATAAATTATTGATGAATACTGTTGAAATTCAGCCATTATTTGAGGTATTTGAGAAAGTACAATATCCCCACTTAATAACTTTTGGTCAGCCGTTCCTGATGCATTTGGAGATAATCTATCTCTAAGCAATCTAGCGTACAAAATACCCTCTTGGCTCACATAATCAGTATTTATTAAATCTGTTATTTGAGTATTAGGTAAAGTTGTATAAACCACTGTAAAATCAGGGGCAACACTGCTTTCCATAACTATCTCAGACATATCCTTTAATCCACTAAGCGGCTTATTTACCACCCAACAAACTCTAACAGGATATTGAGTACCAAACCAAGTGTTCCACGTGGAAGTATTTTTATTAAATTCATAAGGAGCACCATTCTTAAAGCCAAAGAACCTATTTTCAAAATAATCGTATTGCTCACCCATAAATTGATAATCACTTACCCATTTATTCTCTGAAAGGCTGAAAACTACTGTTTTAGCCAAATTATCAGATATATCAAATCTATTAATAATAGAACTTGCATAAGACGGAACCGAAGCATAACTAGGCAACGTAGATGCATAGTTTTCATAGGTTAAACCTACCAATGAAATACCGAATTCCTTATGGAATGGGTCTATAAATGTAGGCAAATGGTGAAATCCATTGATATTATCAAGATTATTATTATTAGCCTCCAAATACCCTTTTGCGTAATTTTTAAATAAACGCTCCATTTTAAAGCTACTAATTGGGAATAATCCATTTGAGCTATATTGAACTACTTGACCATTATTTAAGTCATAAAAAAATATGTTACCTAAGTATTCAACAACCGTTTCCGGTGATGTGGTCCCAAACATACCTTTTAATACGTTTATAGTACCAATTACAGCAGTGTCTTGAACTAAAGATGAGTTAGCAGATGAGCCAACTAATTGAACCTCACCTAAATAGCAAGATGCTGTTTGGAAAGCCCCTATTGAAAGCATAATTACACCCTGTTCAGTTGTTTTAGAGGCAAGTTGTAATTTTTGAATAGAACCGGTACCTAATGGTACATTTTTAAAGTTTAAAGCCTCAAAGGTACTTAATCCATTATTTGCAGTTCCAGCAGTGTACACATTTGAATATCTTATTTCATGCTCATTTCTAGTCTGTCCAAGTGTAGTGATAAAATTAGGCCATCCTGTATTTGTATTCCAATATTGCCACATCTTATCATTTGGAGACATATTTTGAGTATAATATAAAGCAGATGAAGTATCTGTTCTTTCTAATGTATAAACATCTCCACTTAATTGACCCGTAAGTGTACCATATTGTCTTAATGCGGTTCCCGGATTAGTTACTGCGTAACAATCAGAAACTTCAAAAAATGGTTCATTTACAAATGTCTTTTTAGGAGTATATATTTCAATAAAGAAATTTGAAGTAGTAGCATTAAGAGAGCCAAAATTATAACCATCAACTAATATGTAATTCCCATCTTGCCCTATAATTCTTAAATTAATAGTTGGAGTTGATGATATATAAACTTTAACCATATCACCTTCCTGATAATTATATCCTATTCCGATTGAGTTTAATGGAGATATATTTAAACCAACGGCATATATACCACTAGAATAAGTATTACCATAAGTTAAATCAGTTGTACTAATTGAACGAGTTGCATATTGAGCTCCTGCTGTTTTTACTTGTAAAAATGCAGTACTATTAAGGTTTTTCGTACTCAATATTTGATAATAATAAGCCCAATCAGGTATTTCATCAACAGCATTTGTATTGCTCACAGACCAGTTCAAATAACTTACAAATGAAGATTGACCATAAACATAATCAGGTATATTGTAATTTGTAAACTTACTTACAACACCGCATTTTCTTCTAAATCTATCATAAAAAGCTATAGATATATTATAAGATGCTCCTGTTTTATAAAGATTTTGACTAATAAAAGTTCCAGTATTGTTATTTATTGTAATAAAATACCCCCTTGCTAAAGTATAGGCACTTGATAAATTAGCATAATCCCAATCATATCCAGTTGTATTGGGAGAATATGTAGATGTAAAATTATTTAAGAAAAATGTTAAATTATAATCTTCAATTGTTACATCAGCCAAATTTAATGGGCTAGGTATGAAAACTGGAGGTATATTCCTATACGTATCATAATAAAGAACTTTATTAAAATAAGAAGAAGTATAAATAAAGTTAACCTCCTCTACTGTTGTATCATAAGGGAATGATGTATTTTTAATAGGTATATAATAACTTGTAACTTCTCCTGTAAATGTATTACTTGCTGGAGATGTTGTTGTAGCAGAAGGTATAGTCAAGCTAGTTTTAGTAGGAGTATCATAACCAGAAAGGTTATTTCCCATAAACAATCTACTTGTTGCTGTTTCTAATGTTTTAGTTAAAACAGGAACTGAATCAAACGGAATATTTGATTGACTTGAATCTAAATTAGCACCAGCTATATTATTATAAAAATTTACCCCCAACTGAGCTGTTCCTGCATTATGTGCATTTATAGCAGCCAAATCATCTGCATTTGCCTTATCAAATGTTTTAACTATAAATATTACATTATTTAAAACATCTTTAGCGCATATATTAATTCTTTGAATTTCATCTTCAATATATTCACTATATGGCAAATCTGCATTTATATAATTACTTGTATCATCAGGTGAATTAAAATTTAATAAATCACTAAAAGCAGAAAGCCTTGATTTTTCATCATCTACAAATTCATAGTAATAGCACATTTGAAATGCAGCTCTTTCTATAAAATTGTTTTTGTATGTAGAATCTATTGCTTTAGAAACCTGCAAAGAATAAAATGGAGGCCTACGAATAACCGTCAATGTAGTATAAGGTATACCATTTGGATATAAGTCATAAGCAGTTTCTTCTGTTTGATAACTTGCATGGTTTGTCTTTATTCCCTTATCTATATTTATCTTTTTTGGCTCATTATAATTATCTGACCAATAAAGAATATTATTTATTACTCTACAATTTTTATCAATCCTGTAATTTTTATTAAAGTTTAATCCTTCTTGAACCTGACTATCGTAAATAACGGCATAAACCTGATTATCCACAAAATCAAAACAATAAATACCATGGTCTCCAAATGTGTTACATATAAACCATAACATTCTTTGACCCTCTGTATCTATGCAGCTTCCTATACAAATATTAGTTCCATAAGGAGGATAAACCGCTTGAGATATTAATGTAGTACCCGGAACATTTTCAACTCTAGAATTACGGCCATATTGAGTAACACCAACACGACCATTCATTATTCTTAAATATTGAGCATCTTCTAATAAATGCAATGAATCATCTTGATTCGCTCCGCCTGTAAATATCTTTTTACTTCTAATCATTTAATTAGTATTTAGGAGATGCTTGACTATTCTTTTGAACAATTCTTTTAATTTTCTCAACGCTCCAATCAGCTTTTCTAGCTCTTAGAATTTTTCTTTCACGCATATATTCATTTTGAGCCATTTGTCTCTCACCCATATTATAATTTCTATTATTCTCTCTTGTCTGCCAATTAATATAAGCCTGTATTGTTTTTATTGCGTAGGGGTCAATTTGAGTAGCAGCATCTGCTTCTTGGCCATCTGATACGTATTGAAGTACAATATTTTCAACAGAATAAGTTTGGTCTAATTGGATTTGATTTCTTTCTTTAAAAATCTGGAAAGTATCTTCTTGATGACCTGCTCCAAAACCAAAACTTCTACCAATATTTTCACCATAATCATTATATCTTACAGTAAACCATTGAGCGTAAGGTAGTGCTCCATAATATAACTGAGCAGAATTTGTATCTGAAGAAGTTACATTTTCATTCCAAGGCTGTTCTGCAAAATTCAAATTTTCATTCAAATTAATAAGAGGATTTAGTGTACTCGTAGGAGTCAATGGTCTAATTCTTTGCCCAACCATAACTCCAACAGTAACATAATCCTGATAATCACTTGGTAATTCAGCAGCATTAATTGTTTGGTCTACCGGTATAATTTTTGTATTTATTACACGCAAATCATCAAATGTAATATCACGCAAACAATCTGCTGCGTAAACCAAAGATTGCATATACCAATGCAATGGGTATCCTTTTTTTAAAAGGAAGTTTTTTACTATATAATCTAGTGATGCGGTAGTCATTATTGATTAATTTTATTTGTTGCAGCATTATAGTTATCAACTATTCCGCTTTCTGGTGTAACAATTGCAAATTTAGCATATACCTTTTCTATAATCTCATCTTCAGCTCCAGCAGGTATAGGTAATGGGTCTGTATTTGAATAAAGCGAAATATCCATAACAACCAAATACATATTTACTGAACTTACGCCTAAAAGTGTAATATCTTTTGAAAAAACAACGGTAAAGTTTCTTAACTCATACCAAACACTTCCAAGTAAATCATTTAATAATTTATCTGCTTTTATTAGTGCTCCCTGACCTAATGGAACAGGTATATAATCATTATCATTTTCATCAGTAACACGATACACTCCCATATTCCTAGGAAGCGATATAGGCATTACAGGTAATGTTGCTTTTGCTTTTTCACCAAAGCTTGTTACTGGAATATTTTCATAAAAAGCAATCATTAAATTATCTGGAATTGTCTCTCCAGTTGGTAGTGTAGCTGAATAATATTGCATTTGAAAAGTTGAATTAACAACTTGCTCAATTGCCTTTACCACATCTTCCATTTGAACGGGCTGATTGTTGTCTCTATAACCACCAGCTAATCTTGTTAAGATTTGTTCGGCCATTAAATATTTAGTAGTACCTGCCATTTTTATTTAGTTTCTTGAGTTTGAATCTGAGCAAATTGCTGAATATCCTGTTCAGCCATATTAATACCCCAAAACTTCAATGCTCTTGATATAATATTGTTGATATAAACATCTGTAAATTCTAATTGCGTACTCGTTCCCGGGTCGTAAGTTATTGTTCTACCTGACTGGGTATAACCTAAAACCGGAGTCGCTGGCCTTCTTAAATAATTATAAAAACCAGATTGAGTAGCGGCAGGGTATAATCTAAAACCAACTGATGCATCAATTGCAATTGGATTGCTAGTAGAAACAACTCTTAATTGACTCTTTAAAGCTAATGCTAATTCATCTTCATTCAAAAATCTTACATTATTAATTGAGCTTCCGCTAACCGTGTAAGCGCCACCAATTAAATGCAAATAATCAGAATCAAAAGTTACTAATCCTGTTGAATCTGATGTAAAACTTTTTTGAACTCTTAATTTTCGTATTGCATCGTGAATTATTTGCGTTGTACCATAAGTAGAAAACCATTCTTCAACCGCCTCTAATTGCGCATTATCTAGCGTTTGCATAGCTTCATTTATAGTTACAAAAACTCCACGTTCCTTACGAACAATAAATAGCATTTGGTTGTATATGTCATTTATATTATAAGCCATCTTCTTCCTCCCAAATTCCCAGCGCTCTGCGGGATTTTATTAAATAATAATTTTTACCGTTGTATTCGTATTTCTCCAAATACTTCTCCTCAAAACCAACAACATCACCTTCTTTTAAACCAGAATCTTCTGGAGCCGAAATGACTTTTGCCCTATCTCCTAATCTAGCTTTAAAAGTACTTTGCGGAAGCTCTATACCCATTTGGGTCAATACTTCTTTTGGAATATCTAAATCTATTGGCTCAAGAATAATCCTATCGCCTACTGTTTTTAATTCTTCACCATCAAACTTTGCATAAATATCTCTATACGAAGCTTTCCATACATCACCAGTACCTGTATCTAAAAGATTTGTAAAAAAGAATTGTTGAGTTTCACCAAAGCTGAACTGAGACTTCCACCTACTTAATTCACTTTCAGAACCCTGACATCCATGAATAAAATTACCACGATTGTCGCTAAATGTTCCAGACCATGTATGTGTAATTTTTCCGGGTAATGCTACAATAAATATTTTCTCGCCTTTACCATTGATAAATTTTTGATAATATGGGCTATCTTTTGTTACTTCTGTAAAATAAGCTCCATCTGATTCAAATTTTCTTTCAGCAACTACTGAATAATCAAATAAAACTTTATCGCCAATTTTTAATTTAGAAACAGTTTCAGCATATTCACCCTTTGGATTTTCTGGCAATCCTGCTATTTCACCAACAACAGTTGCGTTCCATTCTGGTCGGAACGAACCATCTAGGTATAACTCTAAATCACCTATTTTGATTGTATCTTGAATAGGCTTGTCTAAATTAAGAAAAATATGGTTTATCGGTTGTGCGCTCATAGATGGTATAAAATTAAGTTTTTTATAGGATATAAAAATAAAATGCCCCCAAAATTTTGAAGGCATTTTTATTAATGGGTTAAATCATTAGATTACTGCATCAATATAAAGTTCATCAGGAATAAGTCTAAATTGCTGTCCATTAACCTCAATATCAACACCCACACTACTAGCAAACATGATTTTATCCCCCTTTGCCACACTTTCGGCATCTTTTCCGGCCATTTCTACAACGCCAGTAATAAAATCTTTTTGAGCTGTTTCAGGTAAATAAAGACCGCTGTCTGTTCTATCTTTTGGGGCATCAAGCTTTACAAGTACCCTTTTCCCTAATGGTGTGAATTTTTGTTTCATTTAATTTAATTTAATTTATTTACAAAAGTAACGATTTATTTCCAATTATGCGGTATATCTATATCAATACCCATGCCATTCATAGCATTTCCATAAATCCTAATATCCTCTGAATAATAATGCTTAACTACACCACCCTTCAATCTAACAAGCCATACTGAATTAACATTTAAGCCATAATCAATCAATAAAATACATTCACCTGCTCCATGTGGAGTATGAACTTTTATAGGTGTTGAAAACTCATGAATCATAATACAAAATATAGATATAAGATAAACCAGCTAATAGTTGCAGAAACGGCTATACCTAAAAAAAATGATAAAACATTAAATTGAATTTTTTGATACTCTTTCCCAGCATGAAAACCTATTTGGTAATACCTTTTGTTTATGTCGTTCATTTTTATTTTTTTAAAACCCTAACTGCATAATACTTCCCATTAATACCCTTAATCCTTTTGCCAACTTTCCTATTTTTAAAAACAGAATCAATTTTAACACCGAGAAGGGCTGCTACTTCGGCAGCAGAATCTAAGGTAATAACCTTTCTTTTTCTTTCTTCTAAATCCAAAGAGCAATCATAAACCAAGTGTGTCAGCTCTTTTTCTATTTCACCAACAAACTCCGCTTTCCCTATATACTGCCTTGGATTATTTTTACTTGATTTAAAAGCCATCTATCTACTCATTTCTTTTTCTAAATATTCTTTCATCTTTTTGGTAGCCTTTGCGTTTTTATCTATCCTAGGATTGAATCTATAGTCATACCATGTTACATAATTTCCAAACTGGTCTCTCCCTTCCATTTTAACACGGCTAACAACACACCCAAATGGTTTTTCTACTTCTCTTGGTATTTCTCTAGCCGGGTTGCTGTAACCAGTAAGTTTAATAGAATTACTTACGTTGATAATATCGCCCTTCAGTAGCGATTTAATTAAAGCGCATTTCTTGTTCATGTGTATTTGGTTTGATTTAGTTATTTTCCTTGACCTCGGTACTTAGAAACGGATTTTTGTTTTGGTCCTCGTGTTTTTTGTGCTTTTCCTCCTTTCCTTTTTCCGAAGCTTAGTTTTGTTGAAGTTCCTGTAGCTTTTGCCATAAATTAATTTTTAATAAAATTAATCATTTTTACAAAACTACTAAAATTTTTAATTTAATTAATATTTAATTTAAAATGGTACTTCTTCTCCTTTTTCAGACTTTCCGCTAGATAAAAGCTGCAATGTGGCCACCCTAACTGATAATTGCGGAACAACTTCATTTGCGCTATTAGAATAAGTCTTAGCTTCAGGCTTACCTTCTAAATAAACTTGAGTTCCTTTTTTTAAATAATTTCCTAAATTAATTTTTTCAGTCCAATACGCACAACTTACCCAAGTTGTTTTTGAAACCTCCACATTTTCAGAGTTTTTATACTTCTCTGTGTGCGCAACTGAAAAATTAATTACGTTTTTACCGCCAACATTGTTGACTACTGCATCTTGTCCTAAATTTCCGATTAACTGTAACTTTAACATTGTTTTTGTTTTTTTTATTATTAAAAATCTATTTGACTAATATCATCTATAACACCTTGATTATCCCAATTTGGAGGAAGGTCTAATTTTGCTTGTTTACCTTTCCAGCTATTCCAAAAATCATATTTCTTTTTATTTAAAATATCCTGAATAATATCCCTTCCTTGAACAAAAAATCTTCTAGTATTCCATATATATTCAATTGTCATAAAACCCCTTTTACCAACGCTTTTCTTTTTTATCTTCTTGAAATGAACTTCGGCTAATGGATTATTTGTATCTATCTGAGCAAACGGTCTATGGTAAACCATAATATTATTCATCTTGTTATTCCACATTGCACCATCTGCAATATCAAATACATCCGGACATTCATAGTTTCCTGATTTATCTTTTTGCATTGATTTTGGATGCGCAATAATCCAAAAGTAAACATCATTCTTCTGAGCAAACCTAGCACAGTCTGCTAAAAATGTTTCCAAATATTTATCTGTCCTTCCTCCAAATCCCTTGTAATCATTTGTAAGCTGATTAAAAGGGTCAATACAACAAAAGTCAACTTTCTCTTGAATAATCAGTTCTAAAAACTTTTCTTTTACATATTGAGGTGTTGGTGATAACATTTCAGCACTAATGTAAAATATATGCTTTGATACAAAATCATAAGCTGCTTCATAAATTTTATTTGGAGGTCTATTTGGATTATATGGAGTACACTCACAACCTAATACCATTTCAACATAGTCATGAAAATATTCTTCTGCTGGAGTATCTTCTGGTGAAAATGTAGCAATCTTTTCTCCAAACAATAAAATCCTTGTTAGAATATACCATTTCTTAAACGCACTCTTTCCATAGTTACCAATACCGGTAAGTAGTGTAATCTCGCCTCTTTTTGGTTTGAAATGAAAATCTATTTCGGGCACACCTATACCAATAACTTTTTCAAATCCTTTTTCATTAATCTGTAAAGCTCTTTCTTTTACATCAATACCATAAACAACATCTTCAACTCTGTAATTCTCATCTTGATGCTCTTGAAAATCTTTTTTTACATTAATTTCACTTCTAGTTGTACTATCTACTAATACTTCTTTTTGTATTGTTGCGGTATTAAAATTATGTCTACTTGCTCTATATGCACTTTTAATTGCATTTTTCATTTCACTCATAGTAAAGTCATTACTAACTGTATACTCTGATGAAATAAGATTTATTGCAGAATCTTCTTCTATACCAAAACGACAACAGGCTGATGCTAATTTAAAAATATAAATATTTCTTTCTCCAGTTACAAAAGCATCATTTCTATTTGTTAACCATTTTAATATTTTAGTAAAATTTTCAGAATCACTTCCGATAGAATCTTGTTTTACTAATTTCTTTTCTATAGTTTTTATCTTATTAAAAACATCCGCATTTTCGTTTATATAAATTTCAGGGTCATAACTCTCATAACAAACACGACTGGGATTAATTCCACTTTTATCTATTTCAGGAAAAACTTCTTGTAAAGATTGAAAATGCTCTCTATGTTTTGAGCCATCTGCAATTTTAATTAAAGCTTTCAACCCATTACCTGATGGGCTAACCCAACAAGCATAAACAAATGGTTTTGAAATTATATCTGTTTGCTTTTCTCTTAAATCAGAAACATCATCAAAATCTAAAACTATAAATCCACTATGCTCAATTATCTGCTCATCCTTACGGTCAGCGCCAAATCTTCCACTAAAACAAACAGATGGTAGATTTGATTTTAATTTCTGAGACTTTGATTTATCCAAAGTTCCACGAATCTCATTAACCAAAGCCATACTTTTACCTGAAGATATTCTAGATAAAGCATCTTTTACAGAAATGTAAAATGGGTTCTTGGAAAATATGTTTTCAAATATTGTTACTTGCATTATTTTATTTTATAAAGATTGGCCTAATTCAGATTGTCTTTTTTTGTATTCTTCTAATTCAGCGTTTAATTTATTTTCAGTATTTAATTTAATTGTTTTTGGCTTAACCTTACCCTTCTCCATAACCGCATCAACAACCCATCTTTTAATGGTTAAATAATCTGACTTGGTTTTATAAGATTTTTCAATTTTATAAGAAGATAGTAAATCATAACAGGCATTAGTAAAATCTTGCCCATATTCAGATATTAACTTTTCGTTTTCATTTTCTAACAAACTGATGTTATCTCGGTATAATATTTCTTTTACTTTACTTTCCTTTTCTTTCTTTTCCTTTCCTTTACTTTCCTTTCCTTTAATAGCATCATTTCGCATACCGACTGCATTGCGTTTGCTATGCGACTGCATTGCGTTTGCATTAAATAATTGATTATCAGTATTATTAGACCATCTTAAATTAGCTGCATTACGTGCAGATTCTGTTTTTTTCTGCATAGAACGACATAATCTTTCTGAAAAAAAATGCGTGTCATCTATAGTAAATAATTCATAATTTTTTATAACTGTTTCTACTTTTTCCTTAGAAGTGCCCCATCTTTTAGCGTAACTTCCAGTAAGTGCTATAGGTAATCGGTAGTCGGTTTCATTCCTTAGTTTCTCAATTAATGCCCAAAATATACCATAACCTTCCATACCTAATTGGTCTATAAGTAGCATACATTTAGGGTCATCTTGAGAATTACTATCATGTGAAAAATAATAAGCATCTTTTGCCATTTCAATATTTTGTCGGTATTAGAAATTTACTTGGTAAGGGAAAGCAGCTCTTATTTTTTCTAGCTGCTTTTCAGTTGGGATTAACCTCCCTGATACAATCCTTGATATTTCAGATTCCTGAATACCCGTTTTCTTTGCTAGCCACCTATTTGTCCTTCCATCTAGGGCTATTTTTAATAGTGCTGTAAGTGTTCTTTGTGGTTCCATTTGTTTTAGATTATTTATGCAAAGTAAATAATAAAAATTCAAAAATACAAAAATGTAGACAAATAATTTTTTTATGAAAAAATATTTGTTTTTAATTTAATTAATCATATCTTTGCAGTATGATTGAAAATAGAGATAATATATACAAGCTAGCGGAATTACTAGACTTTATAATAGAAGTTTATAGGGATGGTGTATTTATTGGTAAATATAGGTATATAAATGGTAAAGTAACAAAAGTTGATTAATATGGGTACAACTAATAAGGGATTTAAGTACACTTTTGGTAATCCTAATAATTCTTCAAGGGTAAAAAAAGGATTAAATGTAAAAATGGTTATTTGTAAAAATAATAATAAGGTTTACAGTAGTATATCAGAAGTTGCTAAAGAGCAAAATGTATCAATAAGTCATATATCAAGGTCTATAAGAATCGACTCTGATGTTAATGGATTATTTTTTGAATTTATAAAATAATAAAAATATGAAAATTAGTTACAAAAACGAGCTTTTTGAAATAGCAGGTAAAATGGAGATGATTGTTGATTTCACTGAAATAATTGAAAATTCTCCAAAACCATTACAAGATGAAAGTGAAGATGATGTTACTATTGAATTAAACTCCGTAGAAATAGTTATTTGCGGTAGGGGGATAGATATTTTACCTAGATTAACTGACAAACAAAAGGAAGAAATTATTAATAATTTAAGTATTTATTAGATGAAATATTCTTCAAGTTTTACTCACGATTTGAATTTTGGAGAGTCTGGCGAGGATTGGGTAAATGAAATATTTTCAAACGGTAAAAAGGTTGAAGTAAAAACAGACCGAATGACCCATAAAACTGGCAATGTTTTTATAGAATACGAGTCAAGGGGTAAGCCATCTGGAATAGCAACAACTGATGCTGATTATTGGGTTTATAAAATAGATGAGGTTGGATTTGCTATTATATTTGAAGTTGAGATATTAAAAGCTAAACTTAGAAAATATTACACAGACGGAATGTATTTAAAAAATGGTGGAGATAATGATACGTCAAAAGGATTTTTAGTACCAATTATACAATTATTTAAAAAATGAAAATTATGAAAAAGCTGTTAACATTTATTTTAATTTTTCTTGTTTTAGAATCAAGTTCTCAAAAATATAATGGAGTAGACCTTGATAGTGATTTATATTCAGTAATTAATAATTTAAATAAATCAGGATATGTTATGTTAGGTTCAGTAGCTAATGGTGCTATATTAAAAAGCACAACAGGTGATAATTCTCAAATTTTTTTATGTGCCACAAGAAGTTCAAGCACCATATTTAGAACAGCCGTATATAGTGAAAAAATAAATAACCCATCTGATTTAAAAGATGAATATAATTATTATTACAATTTAGTTAAAAAAGAATATGGCAATCCAACTTCTATTTATAAAAATTCAGCATTTTGGATAAACGAAATAATAGATGTTTCAATTGAGGTTACTAATCTTAATCAAGTAAAAATTATTTACGATAATAAAATAAACTTAAATACAAAAAAATATGAGGAGTACAATAATCAATAAAAAAAAGATTTGTATTTCTTGTGGCAATTTTGATTATCATTTTTCTAAAAAAATGTGTAAGCAATGTGCTACTATTAAAAGCACTTCTAAAAGAGTAGAGAAATACGAAGAAGAACAACATGATGAAAGTTTAAAACATTTGGTTGAAGATTTAGATTCCGTATTCAGCCAATACATAAGATGTAAGTATGCAAACAAAGATGGCATGGTTGCTTGTTATACATCTAACAAATTAATGAGATGGCAAGATGCTCATTGTGGACATTTTATTAGCCGTAAAAATTATGCAACTAGATGGCTTCCGCAAAACTGTAGACCACAATCAGAATACGACAATTGTTTTCTATCAGGGAACATTGATGTATATAGACAAAAACTAGAAGAAGAAGAACCCGGTATTGTAGAATATTTGCAAGAAGAAGCAAGGCAAATTTCTAAACCAACAAGAGATGAATTAAAATCTTTAATTATAGAATATAGGCATAAATTAAATTTAGTAAAGAAAAAATTTGAAAAATGAGTGTAGAGTTGAACGAGTATTTAGAAAGACCAGAAGTTGAAGTAGAAACATTGCTTTACAAAAGAAGATTAGAGGCAAAAATTATTGAAAAATTTAAAAAAGAGTTTAAAGAAAAAATTGGGTATGAGCCTCATGTATTAACTATGATAGATGAAAGTTCAGATATACCAAAGGTCCCTATTTTAATGTTGAGGGATTTTATTGACGGATTAATGAAAGAAAAATTTGGAAATCAAATAATCGGGAATGACATAGCTAGATTAGCAAACAGTGGTAGGCATAGAGATATAGTTAATTACCGATTTATTTATTTTAAATTAGCCAGAATGATGGGAAATTCATTTGCTTCAATTGGTCAGACAATAGCTACAGCTAAAACAAAGAAATACGACCACACGACAGTAATGTATGCGTGCAAGTGTTTTGATGATTTAATTAATACAAATGAGGATTTTAGGTCTATATATTTAGAATTGGTAATTAAATTAAAAGAAAAGTTTACAAAAAAAGATTTAGCGTTTAACTAAAAATATATCAAAAACCAAAAAAAATAATATAATTTTACACAGTTCTCATGTGTGTTTTTTGGTTTGATTTAGTTAGGGCCCCTATTATTCTTAATGGGGGCTTTTTTATACAAGGTCTATTTCCAATTCTTCCTCTGTAAATGGTATTAAATTTAGCTTAATCAATAGCTCATTAAACTTATAAAGAAGCTGATAATCTGATAAATATTTTAAGTTTATAACTCTTTCATTGGCTATCAATGATAACTTAACCACCTGAAATTCATAATTTGACCTTAAATGGTAATTTTTCATAAGTAATTTTTTATTTTAAATTCTTCAGGAATACCATCTTGCTCCATCATTTTATTGCAAGACTTTGCATTATATATGTAAACAGCCTCTTTATTAAGTCCATATTCTTCTATAAACTTATCAATATTGCACATCGAGGGCCTGTTTTCATAAACAGAACACATATTGTTTTCTAGCTTTTCACAAACGCCATTTTCATCCCAAGTATATGGGAATTTGTATTCTGGCTCTATTTTTTTGTAAAAATCAACAGCAACGCTAATTCTTCTACAACAGCAGCCGCACATTGTGCATGGGTATTTATTTTCCATTTTCTTCTAACCATTTAATCCGTTCTTCAATACTAAGTCCTTTTGGCATTTCTGGTTTAATGTTTTTCTTTTTATTAAAATTATTAGCCAATATATTTGGCTCTCCAGTAGTGTCTATAATCTCAAGTAATGTTTTTTGGGTAGAAATACTTTGGTAACTATCCATCAAATAGTTTACTACTTGTTGAATAGAAGTCAATTTTTGCTCTTTTTGAATCATATCTAACTTTTCTAAGTCAAATCTGACTCCTATTGGTTTACTTTTTGCCATAAATTAATAGGTATTTACATAAATAGGTGTTTGTTCGCCAACATAGGCACAAAATGTGTTAAATTCAAGGAACTCCCAAGCATCTTCTTCCGAAAGCTCTTTATCTGCCTCCATAGTCAACTCAACCATAATCTCTTTTGAATAAACCAATTGACCATTATCTGTTATTCCAAGAATGGCTTTGTCGTAACCATCCTTATTTCCATCAAAACCATCAGGCTTTAATGCCAAACATTCTTCGGCCATTTGTAAAACTAGCTGTAAGTCCATAATGTGTTTTTTAAGTTTTAAAATGTAGCTACAAAGATAAATAAAATATTTTAATTGTAGCTACAAAATACAAAATATCTTGTTAAATGTAGCTACAAAATTAAGTTAATTATCATTATTTGTAGCTACAAAAACCAGTACAAAATACAATATGTAGCTACAATATTTTATTTAATTAGCACCATAAAATTAACTTAATTGGCCTTAAAATAACCCATATTTAAACCTAAAATAAAAATATTGAATTTAAGGCACGTTTTAGCCACTATTTTTTCAAAATGATATTACCCCCTTACACACATATACAAACCTCAAACAAGCTACCAAAGAAACGCAATAGAGCGCAATAGCTTTGCCCGTACCCGAAACCAACAAAGCGCAATAACCAAACATAGCCCGAAACGAAACCCGAAACCGAAAACCAACCCCCACCGGCTTACGCTTTGCCAATTGCCCGAAGGAAAACGCACCCCCAGTTTTAAAACGTAACACCCCCGGAGTCCAAGTGAGCGATTTTTCCTTTCCAATTAATTAAATTAAATGCTAGTTTTTCAAAATTTTTTTTTGTTTTTTGGGTGTTTTTTCGTTGGTCAATGGTGAATCTGTGATTTTGTGGTATATTTGTGAAAACTGATTTGATGGCACTTGGTATAACACAGCCCCCTTTTAAATCTTACGGTGGATTTGCTAATTTGAACTCACCGGTTGGTAGATTGCCATTTTTGCAAGAAGGCGAAGATGCGGCTAGTGGAGCTTTGTTATCAAGAATATCTCAACAAGTGCCTCAACAACAGCCTCAACCAAAAGGAAAACCAGAGATAGGTTTTGGTAAAAAAATGCTTGGTAGGGCGGCAAATATTTTTGCTGATGTAATGACAAATGAAGCTCTTACTAACCCTATAACTGGTCCATTTTTTCATGAGTCTTTATTAACTAGAAGGGCCTTAAGTAATCTTTCTGAAAATGCGAATCCATACAATTACAATGATGTGGATATGCAAACTGGAGAAAATATGCCTTGGGTTTCCCGTGCAATTAAAACTGCAATTGGTGAAAAAGAACCAAATAGAATTTTGACCGAAAAGGCTGCGCAGCAAGGTGTTGACCCGTATACTGGTATGCCATCAAATGAAGCAAGAACAAGATTGGATTTGCTGAATATGCTTGCTAATAAACCTCAGCAATACAATACACTTGAACCGTCTGAATATACTCCATCTGTAGGAGCAGAAAAAGGCTCAAAGTATATGAAGTCAAAAGCTATTGAAAGTGACATCTTGAATAATATGTTTACCCAAACAGAACAAGGTAGAAAAATTCTAGAATCCGGAATCCGCTCAGAAGATGATTTGAAAAAATTACTAACAGAATCAGGGCTTCCTTACGAAAAGGGTAAGGGTGGTTATGTAATGAAAGTTCCGGGTCTTGGTCAAGGTACATTAGGCGTTAAAAAAGATAAAAAGGGCACATATCTTAGTTATTCAGATGTTTGGGATGTTGACCCTTCAAGCGGAACATATTCTCAAGACAACAATAACCTTTTAACCACAGCTCTTGGTAAATTTGCCAAAGCTGGATTTATTTCTCCTCAGAAAGTTTATGGAAGAATATATTTTGATGAAAAAACAGGTAAACCTAAAAAATAATCTTTCTTTTTATTTTCTTGCCAAAAGCCATGTAAGCTAACCAAATGGTTAAAATAGGCCAAACAATACAAAATACCCACACATTAATTTCCTCATAGGTAATTCCAAGTAAATAAGCAATGTTTTCTAGAATGTAAACGCAAGTGTTAAAAGTTTCGTTCATTGTTTTAAATTTTATAATGCAAAAATAATATTTAAGGCTGTTAAGTAAAAGTTAAAAAACTTTCTTAAATTTGGTAAAACATTTAATATGGCAAAGTTTGG